TTTCAGGCAACACAGTTTCCGTTTGACCATCACTGATTAACAGCTCACTCATCGTTTAGTTCCCTTATACGTCGCACGAGGTCTTGTACTTCCGAATGCGCGAGACTCAGACCTCGGATAGTCCCACACATATACCTATATTCAGCAAAGTCTTTGGCCGTGCCGTCGGCCATAGCCTCGGTGAGTTGCGTAATACGTTCCTCTATTTTAGAAGCAACGTGTGCTAATACCTTTTCTTCCATTATTGGATAGCCGATTGGTTCATAATTCGGTCAATAAACTCACGTACTTTGTCGTCCTGCTGCTGTTCTGCTTGCAAACTGATACGCAAACGCTCTGCCTCGGCCTGTGCCTGCGCTCTTTGTGCTTCCACTTGCAGACGGCCCTGAGCCAATGCCGCATCTTGCTGATCTTTTGCCGCTTTTCGCTGCACTTCTTGCGCTTTGATCTGCAATTCGGCTTGTTGCATCTGAATAAGCGGGTCTTGCGCCTGCTGCTGGGCTTGTTGCTGCGCTGCTTCACCCTTGCTTTGCGCCAAAACTTGCGTAGAAGCCTGTGCCACCAGACGGGAAAGCTGTACTTCCACATCTTCCGGCAGGTCTTCGTTGGGTTTTGGCATCGGCACACCCAATTGCTCTTCCACGCGCTTGCGATAGACAAAGGACAAGTGCTCTGCAACGTGAGCCATGATGGCGGATTGCATTTGTTGTGCCATTGGCGACTGTCCCACCTGCGCCATCAGCACCGGGTCTTGCATCATGGACATGTGGCAGGCGATATGAGCGTCATGATCTTGATAAATGAACGCTTTTGTCGGCTTGCCAGTCAAAAATGCCATGTTTTCGCTGATTGGATCACGCGGTTTCATGTCATCTGCCAGCGGAACCAGCTTATCGGCGTTCTTGATGCCCAACACTTCCAGCATTTGACGGTGCAAAGCCGGTAAATCGTAGATTTGCGGCGCACCTTGAGCCAATTGAATGGCTGCTTGGTACTGCATAATCCGCTGCGCCATCGTAGAACTGTTCGGATCAGATACCGGGATCACTTCTACGAGGTCATAGTCCTCTCTCTTGGCCTTACGATCCGCCTTTTCAGGGGTGTAGTCATATTGGCTCGGGGTGTAATCACGAATAATCCCGCGCAGAAGCTTGAACTCTTGCTTCATGGCGAAATGCACCCGCGCCTGAACCGCACTCATGGTCTTAAGTTGCCGCTCCAACAGTGCCAACGTCGTGCCTACAGGGGCATTTGCCGACATATCGCTGATCTTCATGTCGGAAATTGCACCCAAACGTCGCGCTTCTTCGGTGATATTGCCCAACAAAGCCATCAATACTTGGCTCGGCTCCTTGTAGGGCAGCGGCATAATGTTGTCCCTAATGCTGCCAGAGGGCACATCAACATCACGAAACTCGCCGGGAGCGATAGGCGTATCGTCTCCTTTGACTCGAAGGCCACGAGACTTCAATCCACCGGGCAGATTTGCCAATGAGCCGGCATCAACCAACTGGCGAATCAACGAAGTGCCTGCCTTTGCATACCCGCCGATCAGGTGAATCAAGCCAAAGCCATAGGCTCCAAAGCCGGGTATATAGGTATATTGAACGAAGTGCTGCCGCCGCCCGTAGGTCTTGTCCTTTTCCTTCCAGTTACGACGGATTGCCAGCACTTGATTGGTGCCACGGTCAATCGTAATAACATACGGCAAAGCAATTCCGTCTTCATGCTCATAGCCGGGTAGGTCATATTCAGCATGAATCTCAAAGATTTGATACCGCTCGTCGTCAATGACAGAGATGCCGTCTTCTTCTGACTTTTTCTTCTCAATCTCTGGCGCAAACCGAATCGGCTCGCCAAGGTCACTATCCCTATAAAAACCAGCAACTTGCAGCTTTCTGACTTCGTTCTTGGTCTTACGCATGATGTGCGTCACGCGCTCGGAAGTCAGCAAGCTTGATGCGCCGTACGGCAGGATCATGTCTTCTGCCGGGATAAACATGGACACTTGGCGATCCAGCGTCGGATCAAAATAGACTTTTTTGAATGCCGCGCCGCAGAGGCCAAGGTTAAACAGTGCCCGTTCATGTTCTGGACGGTATTCCTGCATTACCTCGGTGAGCTGGTAATTCATATCATCACGAACGCGGTCTGCGGCATCCGTGGTTTTCTGCGTTACTTCACCCACGATGACCGTCTTCACCGGGCCTGCTGCCGGGAAAGTTTCGGTAATGCACTCGCTCTGAAAACGAATCGCGGCTTCGGTGAGTACCGTTGAGAACACGCCACACGAACCCGACCACGGCTCCGTACGCTCTTCATACTTCAAGCCAAGAACATCAAGTCCTTTGACAAAGGTTTCTACCCAATCTTTGCGGCTGTTTATATCAGCATCAACGAGAGCAACAAGATCAGAAGCGAGAGTCTGTAGATCACCTTCATCCATAAACTCAGCCAAGTTCGCGTCAAAATCATCTGCCGTTGGGCTTTGCGGAGACAGTTCAATCTCAAGGCCATCCACTCCAATCGTCATGGACTCAGGTTCTTCCACCTCGATCTCAATCTCTGGCTCGTCGGCCAGGTTAAGCGGCGGAACATTGCTATATAACGCGCGGTCAAAATTCGTAGGCATACGCTACCCTCAGTAATAAGCCGGTCTGCGACGATGAAACATAGGTTCGTCTTCCTCGTCCGATTGTAGGCGCAAAAACCCACCTTGCCTAAACCGAATCAAAGCCTGAACCGCAGAGTCACAAAGGTCATCGTGTTCGGCATTTGGGAATCTTGCCATTTGCTCAATGACATCATCTGCCCACCGGGTATCTGGTGCCCACACCTTACCTGATGAAAACAAATCTGTAACTGAGTTTATGCGGGCAAACTTATCATTGCCACGGCTGGGCGTATATTCGCTGACGGGAATCCCCATACGCCGCAGTTCAAATATTAATGGCGCGCCAGCAGCTTTGGCTTCAATAATGAATGCGTCTGGTTGCCATTCTTTCCATGAGGCGTGGGCTTGTTGCTTGAGTTCTGGAAACTCCCACTTGTCCTGAAACGCATCGAGCAGGATGATATTTACGTCGTTCGGGTCTTCGTTCAGATTGAACACACCCCAAGTGGTGCAGGCCGAGTAGTCGGATCGTTCGTTCTTGGTAAAAGCCGTGTCCCATGACTGGATGATGAACTCACACGGCGGCGGTCTTTCCCTATCCCACCGTCTCCACCATTCGCGCTTGACGATAGCGCCTGCCTCGCCGGTGGGCTGTTGCTGGTATTGGGCATTCCACTTGTAGGGCGGTAGTTCTTCTTTCAGCGCCTCAAGTTCTTTAAGGCTCCAAAACTCAGGCCATAGTGGCTTGCCAGACGGAAGAATGGCAGGAAGTTCAATGACTTTCCATTCATCTTCATTGCGAGAATTACGAAGCACCTTGCCAGTCAGGTCTTTGTCAGACCAGCGTGTAGCAATAATCAAAATTTTCCCGTTAGGCTGTAAACGCTGGCGCGGCCCAGATGTATACCATTCATACACTCCATCAAATACACTTGGGTCTGACTGTGCAAGCTTGGCCTCGCCCTCGCTGTGTGGATCATCTATGATGAGGAGATCGGCCCCTTTGCCAGTCATCGTGCCCCCAACTCCACAATTATGCGTCAATATGCCGTTGGCGTTAAATGTGTTGTCTCCATCTACAGCATAATTTATGAACCTTCTTGGTTCGTGCTCTTTTGTTTCTGCATGGATGACAGGTCGTACTCCCAGCAAAACCCCGCATAAGTACGCCGCTGCCCGTCTAGCACTCTCCAAATATATAAATGCGCTCGTTTTGTGTTTGACTGGATAACGGATTGCGCTGCATCTTTCAAGGATGCGAAACGCCCAACTTCTGTACCATCCAATGTTTTTTGGATGATCGTAGCTCCGTAAAATCGTTTCCGTTTTTTCTCCGTGGATAACGGATCGTGCCCAGCATTCATTCGATATCTTATTGCTGCTGGCGTCAAATTTAGTCGCTTGGCGTGTTGCGCCAATGTTTTCCCATCTATGAGTACATTGCTCCTGCGGTTGTTTGCTTGCTGTTCCGGCGTCTCCCATCGGCAGTTCTCTGGAGCATACGGGCCATTGTTTTCTATTCGGCCAACCGTGTGATTGTTTGTTGGAGGCGCTCCCATATCTTGCACAAAGTTGGCGTAGGTGTGCCAACGCTCGCACAGATATATCCCGCGCCCACCGTAGTTTGGATATTTTTCGTTTTTTGGGTTGTGGCACCGTGACTTGATGTTGTACCACCTCCGGTACATTGGTGTATTCCAAATAGCCATGACAAACCCTCCATATCAGGGCCTTCATGCTATCCCAAATACTCTCCACATACAACAAATCTCCGACACAAACATCATCGGCAAACTTCCACGTACCAACATATATCGGGTGTTTAGTAGAGCATTTCAAACTGTCAATAACAACTGTCTTGTTGTGCGTTGTAAACATAACTGACAAAACACGTTGAAACTTTCCTGCCGAAAGTATGTAGTCGTTCTGGCAAACTTCAATAGCTTCACACAATCCTTTTTGTGTTTTTACTAATGTTTGAGGGCTGACACAGGCGTAATACTCTCCGCCATGGTTAGTGCTCCAGCGTCCCGCTGCCTTGCTGTCTGCGCGCAAATCGACGTCTGGAAAAACTTTTTTGTAGATGTCGCTGCCAACCAAATTTCTAACTTGGCGACCAAAGCCCACAGCCAGCTCAGCAGTGTTGGACGCCTGAATAATTTTTTTGTCTGGGTACTTCCCAAGGAACCACGCTGGAAACAAGTAAGAAGCAAAAAGGCTCTTTGTGTGCCTAGGCGGTAACGCCATTATCAATCGCTTGCTTTCATTATTGGCAATAGCCTCCAACTCTTTCGCCATCAAAGCATGGTGGCGACCGTGGATAAACGACGGCCACATCATCTTCACGAACGACATGAAGTCAGCCTGCGCCTTCTCACGCTCTAGTGCTTCTTTATATGCACTCACCTGAGCCAGCAACTTCTGCTGTTCGTTCTCAGGCAGCTTCGAGATCAGTGCCGCGAGGTCAGTCAAAACAAATCCTCCTGTTTAGGCTTCACTTGAGCCGCTGCAATACGCGATTAAACGACATGCAAAGATCATGCGGCTTCATCGACGTTTTGTTGCCATTGCATTGCCCAAATTTTGGAAGTCACATTTTTCTTTACATCAAGCAAATCTTTTTCAGGCCAAAATTCGGGCCAAGTAGCACTACCATCAGCTTGCATCGCAGGTATCTTCAATACTTCCCACTCGCCAAATCCTTCCAGTTGTCCAGTTAAATCATCCGCAGAACTTCTGGACATCACAACAACAATAGCGCCTTCTGGATTTAGTCCGCACATTGCCGAGTGCGCAAACCAGTCAAATACATTTGTAAAATCATTGAAGCCGGCCAAGTGTGGATCATCAACAATCAACAAGTCAGCCAAATGCCCACCAATCGCGCCACCAACTCCGGTACACACATTTTTCCCATGCTTAGGAAACACCTGAGCGTATTCCTGTGACCCCATCAGACGATCAACAAGCCGCCCAAAACCTACAGCCAGATTTATGTCTGACATCGTTTGGATCACCTGTTTCTCAGGAAACCGGCCTAGATACCAGCTAGGCAACAGATAAGACGCAAACATCGATTTTGTGTGACGAGGCGGCAAGTTCAAAATCAGCTTTTTAATCTTTCCAGCAGCAACCCCCTCAAACTTCTCCGCCATCAACTCATGATGCGGGCCACAAAGAAACTCAGGCCACATCTGTTTTGCATAGTCCAGAAAATTGTTCATGCTTTCTTGTCGCTCGCTCGCCCGTGTATTCGCTACGCTCATCATTCAAACTCCCCTTTCTTAAACGCCATGTACGACGGCCTCAAACTCCGATCCATGTTCGGAACACGCTTCACTACGCCCAACTTCACCAACCGATCAACCACACGCTTCGTGTTACCCAACGTCGTCTCACGCAACGTAGCCAACTCCCGGTACGTCGGGCCACAACCAAACCGCTTCCAAAACTCATCAATCATGATGTACATGTCTCGCTGTACAGGCGTCATACACATCTCCTTACACTGCTCAGCCGTAGGACTACTCCGCGTCCAAGTCATCAACGGGTTGTAATCCACCCGACGGCCAAACACCTTCCGCCACTGAATTTTTTTACCTACGCCTCTATCCATCTCACGGTTCCATACACCGGGGGCATCCCCAAATCGACAGGGGTGGGGTAGCCACCACACCAAAAACAACACCCCCCGCCAGAGGCACAACCACTATATATAGTGGGTACCCGTTATAAAACCCCGTGTTTTTCGACACCACACCACTATATATAGTGGTACCCCCCCCAGCCGCGCTGGTCTAGGGTGGAGTAGCAAGCGTTCGTGGGGAATCGGTTTAACAACACTTCGTTCGTGGGGAATAGTATTCATACGCGCGTGGGGCCGTCATTCCCGTCCGTGGGGGCCGCCCTGCCGGTGGGTGCTCTCCCTGCTGAATTATGAACTCCCCTGTGTAATCAATCGCTTAGCTTGGGCGTGTCGGCATCGTCGGCGCTGTCCTGCGCCTGTTTGCTGTGGCCGTCTGTGTCTTGCCGGGCTGCTGATAGCTCATCGAGTAAGCTCGCTGCGTCTTGCTCGATGGTTTCGCCGGGCACTTGCCGGGGTTGCATGAGCGCCTGCATTTGCTCTAGTATCTGTGCTCGCAGTTTGTCTGATGAGTGATGCACTACACTCTCGCGCCGCTCAGTAAATGCAGCTACCTCGGTCACTTGGCCGAGAATCTTTGTAGCTTGAGTGCGTACCGCCGGCGGGATGTCGGGGTCTATAACCTGTTGCACAAGTGCTTGAATTACAAGGGCTCTTAGATCGGCAGGGGTGCGATGTTTCGCAGCCTCTGCTGCCAGTCTGTAAGCCTCTATTTCCGCTTGTATTCGGCTGTCTCTTTTGAGACGGCTCGCATTATCTCCCACCGTCTTTGGCTTGCCTTTGCAGTTATACGCTGCCCGGTATGCGTCTGCGCCTGTGTTTCCGATTGCGACGTTGTATGCGTAGGCTCGTTGCTTGTGTGTGAGTGCTGTCTTTTGTACTCCGAGCATGCCTACCATTTGAGCCGGGGACATCTCTTTGAGTGTCTGCTGTACTCTCTGTATTTCTGAGCGTTTGGGCCGTTGGCCTTCGGCCTTGCTTACCTTCCCCGCGCCCTCGCTCCCATCTGACACCTTTGGCCGCCCCCTACCTGCCGGGGCTACATTATCCCACTTATCCCCACTGCCCTTGCCGTCGCTCATATCCTGCCCCTTACTGTATATCCATCCAGTGCTAACAATAGGGTACACATGCAGAACATGCAAGCTATTCGCCTTCGGCTCGTGTAATCGGGCACCTGACACCCGACATAACAGTTAGCACTTGCAATGTGCTGACTGGTTGTATATAGTTCGATCACTGGCACCGCTCCTGGTGCCACTCACCTGGGAGATTGAGACATGAACACTTTTAACATAAAAGAGCTGGCCGAATGTCTGGGCGTCATCGACGCCTGCGGCACTGTCACTCACCCCCTTCTGGGGGAGGGCATTGCCGAGTGGGGCATCGATGTCGGCCCCGAAAGGAGTCACCCCGTTGAGGGGGTCAAACGCCGGGCATTTTGGTGCCCGGAAACCCAGAGGGAGGCTCTGCTTCCCGTGATTTACTAGCGGGTTTATTTAACCCGCCCACTCGGCTGGAGCGATCCAGCCGCC